TATTCTTCTGTTGAATGCAATCGTATATTTTATCAATATCAATCATAGTAGGCCACTTATTGCCTATCCATTGATAATATCCATATCTCGTTTGATGAATCATGTCTAATTCTTTCATAGCCAAAATAACGGCATAGCTTATCCTATATCGCCTACTCCAAGTAGTACCGTGAAATTCTTTTGACTTATGTATGTCTTCAATCGCCGTGAGATATTTTCCTTTTGTGTGATGTTTCATTGCTCTAAGTATTTTTTAATGGTTTGCGTGAATTCTTCAAATGACCTGCACACTTTCACGCAGTATCCTGCATTGATAAGTTGTGCGTGAACGATTTTCTGCGTGTCGGAAAGCTTTCCCTTTTCGGTTTTCATTTCGATAAATAGTGCATGATGTCCTGCCGATGCCATGCATATCATCAGGTCGGGCATGCCTGGCATTGCACCTTCTGCTTTGAGTATGTTCCAGCGTTTGGCACGTTGCACCGGTGTACCGCCAATGAATACCCCATTAGGAAAGGAAGCAATCAATGTGCGAGGGAAGGAATACCTGAACCACTCAACACATCGTTGCTGCATTTTGCTTTCGTCATGCTTCATATGCTTCTATTGCTTTAAAGATTTGATAAACTACTTGTGGAACGATTGCGTTGCCATATGCCTTTATGGATTCATTTCGCCACTTTGAAAAGGTAATTCCGTCCAGTTCGGTGGGAAGCCCATCATCTCCGCCACAAATCGGGGATTGAGATGGGAATTTCCTCCACCAATTTTGTGTGCTATTTGCTCCGCTAAATTGCTGTTTTCTGCATTTTTCTTTTTGTGTTTTCTTAAACTTTCCATCGTCATTTGCGAGCGCATTCCATCCGATGCGCTTGGTGTTAATAGCATTCGGCTCAAGGTCATCGAATGCATTGAACCCGGTTTCACTTGGGTGCTTTTCATGTTCGCAGTCGCGTTGGTTGAATCCATTGCCGTTGGCGTTGGTAGCATCATTGCTTGTGCCAATTGTACCAAGTGCAATCCGTATTTCGTTCCCGTTGTTTTGCTGATGTTTTCCCCGTTCGTCAGTTCTCTTTGACTGTGTGAATCCAACAGCTTTGGAGTAGGCAACAAACCAAACTCGTTCTCGTTGGTGTGGCGCATTGACCGCGCTCGCAGGTATAATAAAGGGCGCGACTTGATACCCAAGATTTTCCAAGTCAGCACACACCTCGTTGAATACCAGTCCCCCGTTCCAATTAGTAAGCCCGCGAACGTTTTCGCCCACAACGAAACGCGGGGCAACCTCTCTAATGACTCTAAGCATTTCAGGCCATAGATGGCGTTCGTCTTCTTTTCCAAGTCGCTTTCCTGCGCTTGAGTATGGTTGGCATGGGAATCCCCCGGTGAGAATATCAATTTGGTTTGCATACTTTGTAAAATCTGATTTTGTAATATCGGTAAATAATTCTGCATTAGGCCAGTAATGTTTTAGTACACGTTGCCCAAACTCATTCCATTCGCAATGGAAGATATTTTCCCATCCCATCCATTCGGCTGCAAGGTCGAAGCCCCCTATGCCGCTAAATAACGATCCATGCTTCATTCGTGCCATAGTTTAGTGGTTGCCCAAAAGTTAGCTACATAGTTCGCATCGGTCTTGATGTTAATGGTAGGTATGTTATTTCGCAAATGGTTATATTCCCAATAGCCTAACTTGCTTACCTCGTAATCGAAGCCAATGCGATGACCGCAATACTGGATGGTTGGGTATTCAACCGCCACGCTAAAGTTGACAATGTAGTTAAAGCCGTTTAGCGTAACCAAATAGGCATTGTGCAACTCTTGCCCATCCTCGTCCACTATCACCTGCTTATCGGGCTGATAAACATTTTTTACCCATTCGTACATCACGCCTACACTTACTCGTAGTTGGTTGCGCATAACGTGAAAGGGAAGCTTGTTGATGTTGCGCCTGATGTAGGCTACCTGCTTTGCTGTGGGATGTTGAATATCATTCATCGCCTTCGTTTTTTATAGTTATTGAATTAATGACTTCGCACAGGGGTAACTCAAGCACTTGGCTGAGATTCATCAGTTGTCGTAGCTTGATGCTGCCAGGGTCAACACACCAGTTGTGCAAAGTCTTTTTGACTATGGGTGTGTTGCTTCGTTGCATCGCACGAAGGAGAGCAGCTTTGCTCCCCACCGTGCGTGCAATCAATCCGTTCAATTGATTGGTTTGTCTCATAGTTTAGGTTTTAAATCAGGGTTAACAGCGTAGAACACTTCGCGGTGGGCTTCGCTAAACATGTGCATGAATACAGATTCATCAATAGCCCTATAACGCTTATCGCGCATGTCGATTTCAAGTCGTGCTTGCACCTGTATTGAATCATCGTATTTACGAGTTTCAATCTGCTTGTTGGTGCTGTAACTTAAAACGGTAGTTAATACCATGTCAGCAGACATGCAGCAGTAGATATCGCCAAAATTTCCGCACGTGTAGAAAAAAGGCAATGTGATTTGGGTTGTTTCGTTTACCACTGGGTGGTAGTTGTTTACTTCGATTGTCATTGTATTGATTTTTAAATTGTTTACAAATATGAAAAAGGTGAATCGCAATTAAGGCAGATAGTCATTGTGTCTTTATCCTGAGCAACAATATCAATTGCCTCATCAATGAAAGTGTCCCAATGTGGTGCGCGATCATCACCTTCAAGACCTGCGTTGTGGTTAAGCCACAAAGTAGTAGCAATGTCTTTTACTTCGCTGTAGTAGTTAACTTGCCAATCGCAGTGAATGCAAGCGTTTTCTTTTAATGTGTAATTCATAGTCGTTATTGATTATCTTTGTTGGGTACAAATCTACACTAAAGTTTCAATGGTGCAACTATTTACACTGAAAATTTAACAACCTTTAACAAATCGACTGCGTAAGCTATAACATAAAAAAGCACTATAACGCATGGCTTGACAAGGCTACAAGGCTCGCTCACGATAAATGTAAAGGAAGTGATTTGCTGCATGAGGTATTAGCACGTTTGATGGATAGACCAGAGCAAGATGTGCAAGACATCGTGTGCAGAGGCAAGGTGGAGCAATATGTAAACCGTGCATTGTGGTTAAGTTGGCATAGCAACCGCAGCGACTACGCGATAAAGTACCGCAAGTATTACGAGCTGCACACGGAAAAGGGCGCAGAAGACACCAAGCAGGATGAAACATGGATAGGTGCATTCATAGATGGTGAGTATTTGTACAGCGCAATAGGACGCATGCATGAATTCGATGCAATCCTGCTGCGACTATACAGCAAACCCGACTTTAACTACAAAGAACTGAGCGCAACTACAGGCATACCATACCCATACCTGCGCACAGCCATACACCGAGCATTAAAAAAGATTAGAACATATGTTGAACTTCAACGTGCCGCTGCACATTCAAAGAGAGAGGCTGGCGATTTGTAAAAAGTGCAAGTTCTTCAAGCCATTAACGCAGTCATGCGGCACACTTATCGTGGGCAATACTGTAGATCCTGAAGAGAATAGCGTTACGTACTACAAGGAGAAGATAAAGCTGTGCGGTTGCATCATGCCAATAAAGACCATGTTCCGATTTGCATCATGCCCGGCACATAAATGGTTTGCACTTGACTGGAAGCAGGAAGAGATTGCGGAGTTAAACGAGTTTATTCACCGCATCCATAAGGCGAATAAGATTGAAGCGCATGATTTGCAGCAGTTGTATAAGTGGGCAACTAAAATGACAGGCGTGCATCAGCAACCCTCGGGTTGTGCATCGTGCATACGCGACCTTATAAATGAGTTTCGCAGGCAACTAAACAAAATAGATAGCAAATAACAATATCTTATCGAACGATATGGAAAAGACACGAAACGACAAAGGCCGCTTGCTTCCTGGGCATGGTGGTCTAAAACCGAAAGGAGCGGTTAGTGAAAAGACAAAAATGTGGAACGAGTTAGGCGAATGGTTTGTGCAGGAAGGTGCAGCCAAGTGCATGCGCATCATGAATGACATGGAAGATGAAGAATACATCAAGCACTACACTGCGCTTCTTGAATACTTCAAACCAAAACAAGCCCGCATTACGCACAGCGGAGATGAAAAAGCACCCGTAATTATTCAGGTGCATTCGGACCTGTAACAAAAAGTAATCAAAAACTACAATAACACACAACATGAAGTTAAAGCTAAACATAGCAGCCAACGCCAAAGGTGTATCACTTGCCAAATACATCGACTACCAAAACGCGGTCGATAAGGTTGAGCAGGTGCATATCATCACGGGCAAGAGCAGCGAAAGCATACGGCTATTGCAGGCAAGCATCATTGATGAAATCATTATGCAGTTCGAAGCAGCCATTAAGTTAGGCAGCAATGACTTTGAACGGAAGGTGCGTGCCAACGCGATTGAGTTAGGGTTTATACCTAACCTGCAAGAAATGACCTTTGGTGAATACGTGGATTTGGACAGCGCATGCACTAACCTGTACCAAAATGGTAAGGTGAATGGTGAAGCAGCACTCAAGATGATGTGCATCCTATACCGCCCCATTAAGGCGAAGTTTGGCAACTACTACGATATTGAGCCATACAAGACTGAAGCGAAGCGCAAGTATGCGGATGCGGTGAAAGAACTAACCTTAGACCATGTACTAAACGTGCTGCTTTTTTTTTCGAGTTTAGAAATCGAGCTGTACAACAGTTCCCTCGAATATTTGGCAAAGGAGATAACGGAGATAGTGGCGGAGATGACAGCGGAACACCAGACGGCTTAGAGGTCTATGGATGGTTTCACATCATCGAAAGTTTAGCGGACAGGGACATAACGAAGTTTGATGCGGTAACCGAGCGCAACGCATTTGAAGTATTTACGCACTTGACATACTTAGCCGACTATGTGTACGTGCAGAAAGTAGAAATGAAAAAAAGGAACAGATGACAAGTTACAACTATAGTTACAACGTACTAATTAATCGACTTGAGGCATTTGCCGCAGGTCACTTTTTGATTAGGCGGTTCACGCACGGGCAGATTGATATGAGCGACCAACTTCAGGACGATCAATATCCGTTCATGCACGTTACGCCCGACACGATTGAGCCGGTGCCAGGCGCAATGAACTTTGGTTTCCACATCATGTTTGCGGACATCCCACGCGACAAGGAATACAAGGCAGAGTACCAACGCGAGGTCATAAGTGATTGCATACGATTAGGGCAGGACTTAATAGCTGAAGTCAAGAATGGACTTGAATTGTTTGGGTTCGATGTTCAGCTACTTGAAACGCCGACCTTTGAGCCATTCATGGAAGAGCAGAAGAACACGGTCACGGGTGTTGCGTTTACCTTGAAGCTTTCCGTTCCGTGGGATTGGTCAGCATGCGACATCCCTGCTATATGGTCGGTTGGTGGTGCAAGTGGTTCAGGTGGTGAAGGCACAGGCTATGGCATAACACTACGCACCAATGGCGTTGACAATGTGGTTCAAACGCTGCTTGACTTAGTTGAAGGCACGAACATTACCATTACGGATTTAGGCAATGGGCAAGTGCAAATTGATTCAACAGGTGGCGGTGGTGGCGGTGGTGAATTTGTAAGCACTGAATACAACGCTAACCACACAACTGCAACAGGCAACCAATATGTAGTAGGTGACAGGGTGTGGTACAACGGCAACGTGTATCGATGCATTGCAAATAATGATGCATTACTTCCAACCAACACAACGTACTGGACACTTGTTGCGGTAGGTTATAGGTTGCGTCAAACGCCTGTTGATTGGAATGCATCGAGCGGTGACTATCAAATACTAAACAAGCCAACCATTACCACACCTGTCAATGCGGATTGGAATGCATCAAGTGGATTGGCTGATTC